AACTATTACGTCATTCCTTTACATTTCGCTTTTGAAATTGAACAGTCCCATGCCGACCCTGAAACCAGCGAACTCTTTTTGGAGATCGTTCGTGACGGCAAAACTTACCAGTTCAAGTGGGAAGACGTTGATGTCGTCAGTGATGTCTGTTTTAACAAAGACAAAGCAGTCATCCGCATCAACGTACCGCAGATACCGCCCGTACGCAATGTTCTCAAACATTACAGCTGGCGCAACGAGATTGAAACAGTCACTCGTACCATATCAGCTGGTGTTCGCGGAATCTTTTGTCGCCCCGAAGCTCGTTCCGAATTTGAGCTTAGGGGAACCCCTTACATCAAGGTTGAGGGTGAAATGTCCGAGCGTGCTGAGGATCTGCTAACCTACAGGTGTTACAACCGTGTTGGCTATTGCGGAACCCCTCTTGTTATCAGCTCCGGGCCTCATGCAGGCAAAATCGGAGGTATTCATACTCATGGAAACAAAGAGACAGGCCACGCGACTATTGTCGATCGTAATTGGCTTTCTAAGTCCATTTTGGGCGACTCCAAGGAGCAAGAATTTGAAGCTTCTGACTTCTCTGAGCTTTCCTTGGAGCAACCTATTCCTCAATCGCGGAATTATTTCCCAGAGAACGCCAATGTTGTTGAGTCAGGAGTTGTCCCTCGTTCGACGACTCAAATTACCAACGACAATGTTCATTGGGAACCCAACGGACCAGACTCCATCTACAAGGAGCGCATTTATGGTGCCTCTATTACGACCCCAGATCGCTTTACTTTCAACAGGGCTAAATTCAACCCTAAGACCGTTGTCAACGCTGAGTTTGAAAAGGCCATTGACCCCATTGCTCATTCAATCGCAGCAAAGTTCAAGAAGGCCGGCAGGTTAGGCAGAGAACTCAAGATTCTCTCTTTTGATCAAGCAGTTCGTGGCGATCGTGCCATAGGACTCGACCCTCTCAGAATCAAGCAGTCCACTGGATATCCACTGGCTGCAAAAGGCATCAATCGTAGCCGTTTCTTTGCGCACGATGAAAATGGAGAGACTATTCCCAAAGCCATGTGGAAGTCTCTCGCTGACGACGTCGCTCACCTTCAGTATCTAGGACGTCAGGGCATTCCGCTGCCTATTATTTGGTCTATATTTCTCAAAGCGGAAAAACTTAAGCTCAAAAAGATTGAATCGGGAAAAACCCGTGATGTCAACTGTGCCCCCCTTGCATTTCTTGTCCTATGCAGAATGTATATGGGGGACGCCCTTGCGCTCATTAACGAAGGCACTGAACAAAATGAGTGTCTTAT